GTTGTCGCTGGACGCTGCAAACCTGAAGGGCGAGCTGTTGTGCGATGCAGACGACTGGCAGGCCTCCTACGGCCTTGTAGAGGCCTCTGGCGCCAAGCTGTGGGTGGGTCTGGAGGATTACGGTGGCGCAGGCGCTGCAGTGGCTGCAGCGTTCGTACAGGCTGACAGCCGCGTGGCTGTGGACGGCTGGCTGTGTGAATCGTGGGAAGCAGCAGTGGCCGATGTCAGACTGTTGGCCTCCACCCACCCTGGGTACAAGCTGCTGGTGGGCGCCAGCCTGTACGGCAACTGTCCACCAGACCTGCATGCGCGCAGGGCAGGGACCAAGGAGACACGCACAGCGCTGCCGCTGCTGCGCCAGCTGGTGGCCATGCGCCAGGTGGTGCATGAGCCTGGCGACCTGGATGAACAGGTGCTGCCGGCAAGGGTTACCAGGGCGACAGATGGCAGCCTGCTGTTGCTGGCCGGCCAGCGCACAGACCTGTTGCGTGCTGCAGCGTGGGCGATACAGGCAGCGCTGGCGCCAAGCAAGCAGCCTGCTATCCACTAGCCCAAAATGGGTGGGCAGAAAAGTTTTGACCAGGGACGATGCCTGCATAAGCCCTGGTCAGAAATGCGATTCCCTGAATTGAGAATATGGCCACTGGTAGAATAGTGGTTATGGAACCAAACGAGGATACTTGCACTGTCTGTGGGTTGCCTATCCGCCAGATTGATGCAGGGCTGACAACCAGGGCTAATGGGGTCACGACCAAGACAGTGGACTGGCGATGGATTCACCAGCCACCGTATGACCCCTTCAATCCACCCATACATCGCCCTAGGCCGGCAGGTGCTACCGTTGCGCCTGATGCGCTGGGAGCGTCGCAGCCTGCGACCCACGACGACGGAAACCACGTCCAACGGCAATGACCCAGCGACCGTACCGCCAGCCACTGTGGGCGACGACGTGGCCAGGCCAGGTGATCCCAACGGCGTGGAGATTGACACCAGCGCCGGCAGCGGTAGCGGCAGAAGTCGCATTGTCCCTAGCCGCTGGGCTGGTTACCCAGCAGAGTGGGATGTACCACTGTGGGGCAACCAGGCAGCCATCCTCAGCGATACGGCCTGGGCTGCGCTGGACCTGAACAGCAGCGTCTTTGCCAGCATGCCGCCATATCTGGTGGGCGCTGCTGCAGGCCTGCCGGCAGACTGGTTGAGCAACCCACAGCCTGATGTGTACAACTGCTGGCAGGACTTCGCCAGGCAGCTGTTCTGGGACTTCCAGATGGGTGAGGCCATCGTGCTGGCCACCAGCCGCTACAGCAACGGCCTGCCAGCTCGCTTCTTCTGCGCTGAACCCTGGGCAGTGGAGATTGACTTCGATAGCAACCACAGGCGCCGATACACCATCAACGGGATGTTGCTGAACCCAGCAGACGTGCTGCATATCCGCTACAAGTCCAGCCCTACCCAGGCACGCGGCATAGGCCCACTGGACGTAGGTAGAACCAGGATGATCGCTGCTGCTGTGCTGTCGCGCTATGCGACCGAGTTTGCGATGGCTGGTGGCATACCTTCCAGCATCCTCACCCACCCAGAGGAGCTGACACGCAAGCAGTCCAATGACCTGCTGGATGCCTGGGTGGAATCACGCATGAACAGGCTGGGCCTGCCGGCTGTGCTGTCTGGTGGCGTGCAGTGGCAGGCGACAGGGATCAACCCACTACAGACAGCGATGGTGGAGCTGACTGGCTACGAAGAAAGCCGGCTGGCTGTGCTGCTGGGCGTGCCACCGTTCCTGCTGGGCCTGCCCAGTGGTGGTGACAGCATGACCTACAGCAACGTGACCAGTCTGTTTGATTACCACTGGCGCGCCGGCCTGAAGCCCAAAGCAGACAGGCTGCTGGCATCGCTGGCCAACTGGCTGACACCACGCGGCACGCAACTGGAAGTGAACAGGGACGAATATGTGCGACCAGGCCCACTGGAACGCGCCCAGACCTGGCAGATCCTGGTGGGTGCTGGGATCATCACCACTGAAGAAGTGAGAGACATCGAACGATTCGCGAACACAGGAGTCCAGGGATGAAAGACCAGCTGGAGAACCGATCAGCGCAGCTGGTCCAGGTCAACTACCCACAGCGCATGATCGAACTGGTGGTGATGCCCTACGAGCAAGAAGCCACCGTGGAGTACCAGGGCAGATTCATCAAAGAAGTCTGTTCGCGTGGCGCCTACGACGGGATCCAGCGCCGGCCTGGCAGGGTGACTGTCAACAGGGACCACGACGACAGCCGTTACTGTGGCCGCGCTGTCACCTTCCACCCATCCAGGGAAGAAGGCCTGGTGGCAGAAGTCCATATCCATCGCACTGCGCTGGGTGATGAGACACTGGCGATGGCAGAGGACGATGACCTGGCCGCTAGCGCCACGTTTGCTTCCCTGGCTGAGCGGTGGGTGACGCGTGACAGTCGCAGGCTGGAGAAATGCTGGCTGGCGAGTATCGCGATGGTGCCAGAGCCTGCCTATGCCGGCGCCAAGGTGCTGGCGATGCGCTCCGCGGCAGAGCGTCACCCAGCGACCCAGCCAACGGTGGCCACACCAAACCTGGATGAGCTGCGCCTGTGGCAGCTGCAGCAGAGCTATGACCACTTGACCCAGCCGCTGGGCTGAGTCAGACTGTCTGGCTGAAGGGCTCAGATCGAACTACCGGCTGATGAAGACAGGGCAGGGCTCTGGACAGCTGTAGCGGGGGACTGAAGAGCACCGCAAGATCAACTACGTCTTGAAGGAGTCGCTATGTCTGCGACCGATGCCATGCTGTCCCGTTTCCAATCAGAGCTGGAGGAGCGCCAAACCTTCGCCAACGGCCTGGTGGAGGCTGCCGAGAGCGCAGGGCGCGATCTGACCAGCGCTGAAATGGATCTCTTCAAGCGTGCGCGGGATCGCATGCAGGAGATCGCCAGCCAGATGGAGCCGCTGCGCGATGGCGCCAGAATCTCGATCGAGTCGCGCCAGCGCACCCAGGAGCTGATGGGCATGTACGCCACAGCGCGAGATCCGCAGCAGCAGGGCGCCGTGGAGTACCGCTCAGCCGGCGCCTACATCGCTGACCTGTACCTGGCCAATATGGGCGACGTGGACGCAGTGCGCCGGCAAGAGTTCTTCCACCGTGCAGCAGCGCACCAGACCACGGCAGACAACCCTGGACTCATTCCTGTGTCCATCGTCCAGCCCATCGTGAATTTCATCTCCATCGCCAGGCCCCTGACCAATACGCTGGGTCCCACCGACCTGGGCAGTGGCGCCTGGGAATACGCGAGGGTGACGCAGCACACGCAGGTGGCCAAGCAGGCAGGCGAGAAGACAGAGCTGGCCAGTCGGAAGATGACTGTCACCAAGACGCCGTTGGGCGCCGAAACCTTCGGCGGATACGTCAACATCGCAAAGCAGAACGTAAATCGCAGCAATCCAGCCATCTTGGATATGGTCATCAACGACCTGGCCGGCCAGTACGCGATTGAGACAGAAGAAGAGACAGCAGACGTGCTCTGGGCAGCTGCCACAGCAGGCCCTGTCATCCCGACTGGCCCTGCCACGCCAGCGGTGGTGGCCGGCGCCATCTGGACCGCAGCAGGCCAGGTGTTCGCGGCAACGAAGGGCCTGGGTCGCACGGTGGTCGCTGTCTCGCCAGACATGCTGGGCCTGATCGGCCCGATTTTCCCACCTGTCAATCCGACCAACGGCTATAGCTCTGGCTTCCAGCTGCCGATGGGCCAGGGCGACCAGGGCAACATTGCCGGCCTGACCGTCATCATGTCTGCCGGCCTGGACGCCGGCCAGATCCTGGTCTACTCCACTGAGGCAGCCAAGACGTTCGAGTACGTCTACGGCAATATGCAGGTGGTGGAGCCCAGCGTGTGGGGCGTGCAGGTGGGCTACGCAGGAGACTTCGATGCTGTGGTGATCGAGCCCACCGGCATTGTGAAGGTGACCAAGACGCCATGACGATGTTCGATGACCCGAACAGAGAAGCCGTTGGCCTGCCACCGATCTGGACGGAAGAAGCGCCAGAAGGCACCACGACACAGGCCCAGCCAGAACCTGCACCACAGGCGCCGCAGCCGCACTTCTCAGAACCAGACGAGTAGGCAGCCGATGGCTGTGCCTGTGTGGGTGGACGAGGATCAGGTGCTGACAGACGTGCTGGACGTGCTGCGCCTGCCGGCAGGCGACGACGACAGCGACCGGATAGCAGCACTGATCCCAGCCGCTGCAGAGCTGATCAAGACGTATCTGGACAGGGACACCGAAGAGCTGCCGGCTGCGCCACCGATGCATCCACTGATCGCTGTGGCGATGACCAACTGCACCATCGAGCTGTACCGCAGGAAAGACGCACCGTTCGGCGTACTCAATTCGTGGTCATCTGATGAGATGGTGGTGCGGATCTCCACAGATCCGCTGCGTGGCGTGCTGAAGATCCTGCTGCCACTGAAACTGCAGTTTGGGGTGGCCTGATGGCTGACAGGATTACGGAGAGCCGCGCCAGGCTCACTGCTGCACTTGTCCAGCTGTTGCCACCTGGGCGAGTGCAGCAGTATGTCCCCAAGCAGGTGGTGTCACCCACGATCTGGATAGAGCGCCACAGCTGGGCCACTACCAACGTCAACGGCGCCACCGTGGTGGCGCTCTCCTGGCGCATCGTGGCCGCGACAGACAGCGACGACGATCAGGCAGTGCTGGATGAGATGTCCAGCCTGATCTACGATGCTGCGACCAGGGCCAGGTTTCGTCCACTGTTCGCAGACTTCACCAGTATCGACATTGGTGGCATGTCCACCACGGCGCTGGTGGTCACAGTGGA